AACCTGCTTTGCCGACATGTTGGAAGGGGCGATCATGTTAGTTTACCCACTCTCCGTAGAAGGTGTAGCCAGGGCCAAGCGTGACCCGGCGAACGCCGTTCTTTAGGCGAACCAAGCACGACTTCTCGCCTTGATTCCTGCCGCCCGACTGGATGAACGCCAGCCAGAAGAAATCTCTTGCCTCGATCATGTTGTTGAATGGCTGCATGGTTTAAGATTACCACGAAGCCACCCAAAAGTCAATAGATGTATCAAAAAAATTCGACTGGAAGATTTTGCGATTCGGCGTACAGCGTTAGAAGTTTATGAAACGCTTGTTGCGGCGTTAGTTCGGAGCATTTGCCGATCTTGTAGATTCGTCCAGGAGCAAGATTGCGCCCGTGCCAATAACGCACGCCGTTCTCCACCTTCCATCCAGACAGAATACCGCCAGTCCACATTTTGAATTTCATTAGAAGACCTCCGGCATCTGCATTCCGGCAGCACGGCCACGGCGAGTGTAGAAAGCCTTGATGGGCGACATGGCAGCTTTGAAGTTTGCTTCGGTGGCTTCGGTCTTGCCCTGAAGCATCTCCATGAGCTTGTTCGCAGCGGCCACGGGAGCCTTCCAGTAGGCCCATCCGTCGCTATGGGTGTCTACTTCCTCTTTGAAGGCGGCGAGGAACTGTGCGGCCTTATTGAGCACGGGATGACCGGCGTAGCGTTGCTGTGCCAGCATGATGTCGTAATCGTTCATGTAGTTCATGGGAATCTCCTAATTTGGAATTGGATCGTGCCCGCCGCAGTGGAATGGATTGCAACGAGCGATTCTTCGGACGGCCAGCCAGGAACCACGGAGTGCGCCGTGTCGCCGGATGGCCTGAATGCCGTACTCAGAACACGATGGCTCGAATCGGCACATCTTCAGTTGGCGCACCGGCCAGAATACGATCTGGTACGCCTTGATGCCGATGATGAAAATCTTCTTCACTGAATCCACAATAGCATAGATGTACCTATTCTGTCAAGGTCTCGCAATGGAATCCTTTGTGCGGTTTCTTTTGATGGCCGTGAGCAAGTTTGACAAGACTGGCGTGGTTCAATTTGTTGGATCGGCAGAATGCTCTGAGATTTGTGATTTCTTCTGTGCGTCCGGTTGGAGTTGTGATTCTCCAACGGTGTGCTTTTCGTGCTGCCATTTTCAGTTTAGCTGATTCGGAATGGAGCTTTCCCAAATGCGCCTTCGGATTTCCTGGAGGTCGAGCATCAACACAGAAATTTGTGAGCACACCATTTGGATCTAACCTTTTCCGGCCCCATTGTTGAATGAGGGTTCGCTCAAGATCGTAGGCTGCATTTTCCGTTCTACTATGTCTACGCCTACATTGATCCACGAACGGAATTGCCATTCTACATTGGCAAAGGACATGGTAACCGGGCCTACTTTCATCTTACCGAATCGAAAACTGCTACAAAAAACATTCGTAAATGGAACAAGATTGCTTCAATACGAGCGGCTGGATACGAACCTCAAGTAACAATTTTGAAAGATGGACTAACCTAGCAACTATATATGAACATCATGGCAAAAGCAGAGCCTAATTTTATGGGCAAGGACTCGTTTTTCTGGTGGATGGGTGTCGTTGAAGATCGGCGTGACCCGAAGAAACTTGGCCGGTGCCGGGTGCGTGTCCTGGGAGCGCACACAGAAAACAAGCAGTTGATTCCTACGTGTGAATTGCATTGGGCGTATCCATATCAACCACTCACCTGGAACCAAGCTATGAATGGCCTGGGACACTCACCTACCGGCCCCGCCGAAGGCACCTGGGTGTTTGGATTTTTCAAAGACAATCAAAGCTCACAAGAGCCGATCATACTTGGCACCATCGCTGGCATTCCTGAAGAAGCTCCACAGCCATGCATCGGATTCTACGATCCTGGCAAGCCATTTCATAACACCGACACATTTCCACGTAAGATCAAGTCAAGATACTACCCGAATGATGGCACTGGCGCACAAGTCGTAAACGAGACTTCGGCTTCTTTGTATCCAAGAGCTACGCATCCTTGGGGTTGTATCATCGGTGAGTCGGATGTAAATCGTCTCGCTCGTGCGGAAAACATCAGCGATACAGTCATTGGTGTCCAACAAAGACAACGTGATGATGGCCGTCCTGGACCTGAGTTTGGTGGCGTGCCGATTGCTTTCGTACATCCTACGCCGGGAAGAAAGTGGGTTGAACCGAAGTCCGCTTACAACGCTGTGTACCCGTTCAATCACGTCTATGAATCGGAATCCGGCCACATAATCGAGATTGACGATACTCCCGGTGCAGAACGTTTGCACATGGCGCATCGTACACTCACCAGAATTGAAATTGACCAGGAAGGAAACTTGGTCATCAAAATTGTTGGCAAGCGTTTTGAAGTTACGATGGAGAATTCGTTCTCTCACTATCAGAATAACCACAGCGTAACCGTCGATGGCGAATGCAACATCTATTGCCGCTCGAATGCAAACTTACAGGTCGATGGCGACTTGAATGTTCACGTTCAAGGAAATTATACGGAAAAGGTCAAAGGCGATTATCTTACAGACATTGGTGGAAGTAGGACAGTTAGGATCGCAGGTAGTGACGATCTGGAAGTTGGTGGAAGTCACACCATGAAAGCTGGCGGAAGTGAAACTCGCAATTCTGGCGGATCAATGACCGATGCTGCCGGTGGTTCTATTGTCCAATCGGCTGGCGGTTCGTTCTCCATGACGGGCGGCGGTACGCTTTCCGGCGATGCCCCGGCTGTGCATTGGAATTCCGGCTTCAGTTCGCACGCATCTCCGTCTGGACCATCAGCGCCAAGCATTCCACCGTTCCCGGCTTCGTTGGGCATGACGGAAACTCGTAGCGAAAGTTTCAGCGACCCGGTTCTGGAGCAAAAGCCAGACCCGACACCAACCATATGTCCGCAAAACGACTGTTAATGTTCATTGGTGATATGTTCGCCTGGATTCTCATCGGAATTTTCTTTGTGATTTGGTGGACGTTCCGGCGACTTGTTAAATAGGGGTATGCCACCTATTGTTCGCCTTGGTGACGTGAGCACCGGTCACGGCTGCTTTCCGTCCAGACCTAACGACTCCGCATCTCCAAACGTATTTGCAAATGGTATTCCGGTTCATCGTGTCGGAGACCATTGGGAGACTCACTGCTGCGGCCCCGCTTGCCACGATGGAGAAGAAGCTACTGGCTCTCCAAATGTCTTCGCAAACAACCTTCCTGTTGCTCGAATTGGCGACTCTGTGAACTGCGGAGATTTCGACGGCGAAGGTTCTCCAAACGTCTTTGCGAACGGCGGCTAGTATATCTCTTCCAAGTAATTGATGTCCTTAAGTTGACGCACTAAATAGGAGTGTGCCACAGAACATTTCTCACCGTTACAGTGACTTAAATCTTGCCTTTCTTCCAAATCCAGTGAAGAAAGACATCGGCATCTTATACGATTTCGATGCCGTCAAAGCCTCTGTCATGAATTTGGTCCTTACAAAGCACTACGAGCGGCCCTTTCATTCGGAGATAGGATGCAATGTGACGGCGATGTTGTTCGAGAACATTACGAGCATCACGGCCTTGAGCATTCAGAAATCGATCACCGATGTGATTCAGAACTTTGAACCAAGGGCACAGTTGCAAAGCGTAGAGGTAGAGGAAAATTATCAGGAAGACGGCTACAATGTGACGATCACGTTCTATGTCCTGAACATCACACAGGCACAGACCATTTCCTTCTTCCTCCAGAGGCTTCGATAATGAACATTGTTTATAAGCTAACGTGTACCAAAAATGGCAAGGCGTATGTTGGTGCCACAAATAATCTGAAACAACGTTTGGCAGACCATCGAAGTAGCACTAAAAGAGGATCAAAATGTCCAATCCACTGTGCGATTCGTAAGTATGGCATTGATGCATTTCTAGTTGATGTTTTGTATTCATCCGATGATCGCCAGCATGTATTCAACGTGATGGAGCCAGATTTCATCAAAAAACATCGCACATTGATTTCCGAAGGAGGGTATAACTTAACTCCAGGCGGCGATGGAATTAGAGCCTCGTATGGGCATCATCATTCAGCAGAAACAAAACGAAAAATAGGCAAAGGAAATAAGGGGAAAATTGGATGGAATCGAAACGTGCCGCTTAAGGAAGAACACAAACAAAAATTAAGTAAAGAACACAACAAGGAATATGTGGTCGAACACATTAATGGTAAGAAATGTGTAGTCACTGGGTTAAGAAATTGGTGTAAGGTGATGGGATTAAATGAACAAACACTTCGAGCGACACTATACAGGGGAAATTTTGTGACAACTGGTGCAGCAGAAGGATGGAGAGTGCAACATGCCAACTAATTCATCAAAGCTGGTTGTCTCGTATTTGGACTTTGATACAATAAAAGTGAGTCTCAGAGACTATCTTCGCAGTCAGACTATTTTTCAGGATTATGATTTTGATGGTGCAGGATTAAGTGTACTATTAGACATACTTGCTTACAATACACACTACTCAGCGTTCTACATGAATATGATTGCGAACGAATGCTTTTTAGATTCGGCCAATCTCCGATCCTCTGTAGTTTCGCTGGCAAAGATGGTGAACTACACTCCACGCTCAGTCACGTCCGCACAGGCGCAAGTGAGCATCGTGATTACACCGAATGACAATGCGGCTTCAGCGGTCATTGAAGAGAATTCAACATTTTCTTCCAACGTCGATGGCACAGTCTACACCTTCATTACTAATCAGGCATATGGAGCTACGATTCAGAATGGCGTTTTCACATTCCCGAATGTCACGTTGTTGGAAGGTGTTCCGTACACTTACAGAATCACGGTTGACTCGACAATTCCAAATCAAAGATTCCTGTTGCCGAATCCAAATATCGACACCAGCCAGCTTGTAGTCCGGGTCCAGCAGTCACAGACCAATACAACGTTGACTAGCTTTTCTTTGGCCGACAATCTTCTTGAACTGACAGCAACCACGAATGCATATTTCTTACAGGAAGTTGAGAACCAACAATTTGAAATTAAGTTTGGTGATGGAGTCATTGGCAGCGCCTTGATTGATGGAAACATCGTCATTGTGGATTACGTCATTTCGGACGGTCCAGCGGCGAATGGTGCTTCATCTTTCACTCCTACAGTTCCGTTGGCTGGCTACCCGGCGAACCTCACGGCGGTCACAACCTTGGTGAGTGCGGCTGGTGGTCTAGTTGCTGAGACTACAGATGAAATTCGTTTCTCCGCACCGAAAAATTTTGAGACACAGAAGAGAGCAGTCACAGCGGCGGATTACGTCCTACAAGTCACAGAACAATACTCGAATGCAGATTCAGTAACGGTATGGGGCGGCGAAGACAACGTTCCACCGCAGTACGGAAAGGTTTTCATTTCGATCAAGCCGGTGGATGGTTTCGTCATCACAGAAGAAGCAAAGTCTTTGGTGCTTGGGAATTTGATTCGTCCACTCAACATCGTGTCAGTCATCCCGGAGTTTATCGACCCCGACTACACCTTCATCAATGTCAATTGCACGGTGAAGTACGTCCCGGCGAATACTTTCAAGACGGAAGGCGACATCAAGAGCGCCGCTTACAATGCTATCGTGAATTACGCATCTTTGAATTTGGACAAGTTTGATCTTGAGTTTCGTTATTCCAAGCTCTTGTCGGCAATTGATGGCAGCGACGTGAGTATCACCAATAACTTGACAACGATCCAGATCAAGAAAATTTTTGCGCCGACGTTGAATGTGATTACGAACTACACTCTGAATTACTACAACCCGGTTGTCCCTGGAACACTTACTTCGACCAATTTTATTGTGGTGCAAGATCCTAAGTTGCTGCTTCCGTATGTGAACGGAAATACGTATACGTTCAAAGATGATAGCAATGGCAATATTCAGTTGATTCAGCACGGTATTGGTACTCCTGATGCCGTCGTGCGTGCGTCCTGCGGTACAGTCAATTACCTGACAGGCACAATCATAATTCAGGAGTTCATTCCGTATTCCGCCGATGTAAATGGCAACGTGACTATTACTATGACTCCACAGCAGAATGATATCATCCCGGTTCGTAACAATATTTTGTTCATCAACCCGGCAGACATTTCAGTTACGGTTTTGGCTAATGCATAAGGGGTTGTAAAAGGATGCCGACGATTCCAAAAGTACCAAGAACAATCTCGCAGATTATTCCATCACAACTTCCTGACTTTGTTCAGGATGATTACCCGATGTTTGTTTCGTTTCTGAAAGCCTATTATGAGTGGCTGGAAACGTTTGGAACGCAGGTATGGACCGGGAAAGTTGTCGGCACTTCTATCAACACTGTTACGCTGACCAATGCGACACGAGTGGCAGCGCAAAACGCCGTTGCCCAAGCATCAACACCAATTGCAACAACTGTCGATCAAGTTGCGACTTATCTGAATGCTTACAAGAACATGTTCATCGTGTGTCTGAACGGCCCCGCAAAAGGTCATACTCACAAGATCGCAGCATATGATCCTACGACCTGGACAGTCACTCTGTTCGATACGTTCGACCCAAATAACATCCCGCCGCCCAATACATTGATGGAAATTCGGGATTCATACAGTCCTGAAAAGTTGCTTGAGTACAGAGACATCGACTATACGTTAGATCGGTTCATCCAATATTTCCGTGATGAATTCATGTACTTGATTCCCGGCAACATCCTGGCGAACCCACGGGAAATTCTCAAGCACATCAAAGAGTTCTACCAAGCCAAGGGTACGGAAAATTCCTTCC